CTCATAAGAGACTAAAATCTTACATGGTATAATAGGAAGAGTATTTATAATCTTCTGTACTTGATTAGCTGACATTTTCTTATTCTTAAATAATAAAAATAAGAATCTGTTATCACCTATACCCTCTACATTAGAGACATATTGATCTTTAACATATGCATCAATATATCCTAATTTCTTTAGAAGTTCCATATTTTCTCCAAATATGAACTTGGTTAGAAAAACTGTTGCTATATTAAATCTGGTCTGATAAACACCCTCGATATTAGAGTACACCTGTTTTTCCATATTTATAACCTTTTACATAATCCTCCGTAGTATCACTAAATTCTTCATCATTTCCAGCATGTAGCACACCACTTAAAAAGGAGGAAACGTCTTTAATACCCAATTTTTGTAATTCTGCAATGTTTAAAGTTTTTACTAGCTTAATCCCTTCATCATCAACATGCATATTATCAACTATAGCTCTTTCGGTATTTTTCTCCATATTATAAGTTTTAATTATGAATTTTCATCTTCTGAAGTTTAAGTAATTTGTAGTTTAACCTTAATTCTTCTTTCGCTTTCTCTGGTGATTCATAATTTTTCTTATACTCATTAAAAATTATCTTAATAAGTTGGTATTTAGACATTCCTGGCTTTATAAGATTTTGTGCTTTCTTTATACCATATCCTTTCAAACCCTTTACTCCATCAGCTGCATCTCCCATTATCATTTGAATAGCTAGATTGTAATCTCCTGTCTGTTCATCAATAACGTGGTATCTATTCTTTTGATAATCATAGTGAACTCCTGGTATTTGGAGCATATCCTTATCTACACTACAGATAATACATCTACCTTTATATTCAGGAAGTTGTGAATATGTATAAGCATAATCATCACTTTCTGCATAATGAGATTCAATAGCTCCAAAGCTATCAACAAGATACTGATTTAATACATCTATAATAGGATGTTTTTCAGGTCTTTTACCCTTATATCCGGGATATATCTTATATCTAAAGTTATCTTTTCCTTTCACAAATACATAGTATTTCTCAATCTTATAGGTATTTTCTATAACATTGAGAATATCATATATTTTTTCTGAAAGTTTAGTCTCTGAGAGAATTTGGTCCTCCTCTGAGCCATAACTACTAAAATACATAAGACTATCTGCATCAATAAGTACAACCATTTCCTGGTTTGAAGACTGAATTTTTGATCCTATCATAAATGAAGAAATTAAAGGAGACTACTTATGCAGCCTCCTTTTGATTAAGTAAAAGAGTTTTAAAATCATTATATGGCATGGTTACAAGATTATGATATTTGTGTCTACCATCAATCTTGTGTATTAGAATCTTAGGATATGTGTGAACAGGGTCTTCAGGAGGAAAATTCTCCTTTAGATTTTCATCTATTTCTTTAAACACTACTTCTGCTTTTGGTCGATTATTTTTATACCCCATCTTAGTTTGAATAAGATAGGGTACTCCAAATATATCTACTTTGCAGTCATCCAATAGTTTAGAGGCCAATCTTGAAGTCTTTGCAAACTTAAAATTTAATTCATCTCTAAACATCCTCACAATCTCCCTTTCAAGATTATGTCCTTTTGTTCTATTGTTTTTACCACCCATCCTAATAGTTTAATGAATAATATTATCTCTTACCATCATTTGATGATACAAAATCTCTACCATTATAGTGTATACACTGATTATTATCAATGAATTTTCTACCAGCATTATCTTCCCTCTGAGACTTAAAATAATGGAAATCTGTACCAACACCGATGAAAAGAGCCTTGTGAGAATATGTGTCAACATATGACTCACCATCACTCAAAACTACGGCATTATTACCAGATTTCAAAATATTTTTCATCACATATTCAATATTTGTACCTCCTCTTGCATCCATCATTAGAATGGACATATCAGTATTCATGATCTTTTTAGGTCTATCCTCAAACTCATAAAGATCTCCCAATATACCTAACTCTTTCATTTGCATAGCTAAAGACTTTGCAAGATCAATTCTAGCCACACTTTGAAGATCTCCACCACAACCTGCTCCCATAGAACCAGAACAGTCTACATAAAGATCAAACTTACCAATATATTTTCTCTCTGTGATACTCAGATCTAGTATACGTGTTTTTCTAAACACTGGATGTAGAAGTTCAATACCATTAATATCAAGGATTTGATCAGCTTCGAAAAGCTCAACATCTCTTTGAGTACATTTTGGAGAGAAATAGTTACTAGCACCATTCAGAATCTTGTCTACAGCTTTAAGGATTTTATCCTTACTAACATTAAGCCTTGATAATGAATATCTTATACTATCAAGATTATTGAGGTTTTTAATGATCTCTTTTCTCTCTTCTTCTGGCATCTCCTGATCATTTTCAACATCTACACCTACATCTCTCAATTTATCAAGCTTTTGTTCGGCTGCTTGCATATGTTGTTCAAGCTCTTTCTGGCTCTTTTTAGAGTTTAGGTTATTAACCATATCCTTCAAAGCTTGATCCATTCTGTCAGCAGCTTCCTGAGACATATCCTTTTTAGAGTTATTTCCATGAGAATTATTAGCTCCACCTCTACCATTTTGGCTAGGATCTCTCTTACTTTCCTCATTCTCATTGGAATCACTACTTCCATCATTCTTACCTTGTTTGTTACCTTTCTTACCAGTACTCTTACCATCTCCATCTTCATCACCTTCTCCTTGTCCTTGGCCTTTTCCTTTACCCTGACCTTGACCCTGATTACATTGATCAAGAGCTTGTTCGAGCTTCTTACGCTCTTCAGGTGGCATTTCCATGAACTTCTTATACAAGAACTTACCAATCTCTTCTGTGTACACGTAGGAAGCTAAATGAGAATCATTAGTAACAATCTTAATAAGAGAGTTATTAATACTATCCAGAATATCAAATTTAATTTGATTTGTTTTATTACCTTCCTCAAATTTCATTCTACCAGAAGGATTATAATACAAAGAAAATAAATCATTCACCAAGTGCTTAGGAAGCAATTTAGAGAAATTCTTATCAATCTCTGGATCTATTCCTCTCAGATCGTTTTTAACAGTTCTTTCAACCTCATCATTCAACAACCTACTATCAATAGGATGTAAATAGGGTTGAACAATTTCTCTTTTTTTAAACATACTGATACCGCCATTGTCATTAAAAGAAAAACCAGGGAGGTTAGCCCTGGCTTTCTCTGACAAGTTGGAAGTTCCTTTCTGAATTTTCCTTAATAAGGTATCAGCTTTGATTTTTCCTTTTGCCATTTGATTAAATTTTCTATTTGGTTAAATTAGATATTAAGCTTCTTCTTCCTCATCCACTTCATTCTCATCAGTTTCAACCTCTATTTTGTAATAAGGGTGATTAGCCATAGCAGCTTCTACAAGCTGTTTCAGCTCACTCAAATCACTATTAGAGAATTTACCTTGAGCAGTATAATTACCTACCATTTTCTCAATTTCTTCCATTGCTTTCTCAATCTGAGATTCATTACTCATACCAGAGATCAGATCAACTTTGTTCATCACATTACGTTTTTCATCACTCAGAAGCTCTTTACTCAGTTTTTCAGCTGTTTGTTTATCAACCAACAACTCACAAGTTTTGATCAAAGCTTTGTCAATAGAGCAATTATACACTAAACTTACAGCAGAAGCCATACGAGGTACAAATGATAATGTTCTATCAGAACAAGATTTATAACACAGGTTAATAAATTTCTCCAGTTTATCTACTGGGATATTTACTTTATCAATCTGCTCAATAGTAGGAACATTTACTTTGATTCTCTCAGTGTAGTTCTTACCACCATTTTTGTAATACTTAATCAACTCACCAGCCTGCATACGATTCACTTTCACTTTGATTAAGAACCGATCCCAGAAAGGATTACCTACTTCATCTTTTGGAATCTGGTTACAAGTCGCTACAAATACCTTCCATTTACAAGGTATTTTATCTTTACCATTGAACAGGATTTTCTCGTTCATAATACCTAACAAGCTGTTTCTCAATGCAGAAGAAGCTTTATCTACCTCATTTATAATGATAGTATCAGCTCTTGTGATATGTGAATCTATCTCGTATTTGTTCTCTGTTACTAGTTTTTCCAAACTAACAATACCTTTAATCTCTGAAGACTTAGTACCCTCATCAGTTTCCAACATGAACACGCCATCTTGCTCATAGTGGTTTACATGAGCAGGATTGCTCATATCAAACATACCCTTGGTATAGTCAGTTACAATATTGGTTTTACCAACACCTGGTTCACCTTCTAATAAGATACCAAGTCTCAAAGACTCAGCTAAACTGAGAAGTTTCATAATTTCACCCTTGCCCATCAATGATGTTGTAAAACTTCTCTGACCTTTAATTTCAATTGTTGCTTTTTTCATTTCCATAACTTGATTTTCTCCGATTTCAATTGTAGTTTCTAATGACTGAGTTTGATTCGATACTTGAGACATTGTTCTTATTTTTAATATTTATTAGAATTTTAATTATTTTTTGTCACTTGTCCATGTATAAGCATTTGTACCTACAGCTTCCTCAACTGCTTGATTATAAGGACCAGCTGCTGCTCTTGCTTTGTTAAATTTACTTAACTTTGATTTCCATTTTCTGTGTCTAGTGACTACAGATTTTACTAAAGGCCATAAAACCTTGAGAACCAATTGTTCATCTGATTCTCCTTGACTTTTGATTTTAGCCACATCAATGTAACCAAACCCACAATTCATTCTAAGTTCAGCTACTTCTCTACCAATTTTTCTACTAAAATTGTCATGCTTAGAACATATGGAAATACCATATACGATCTTATCTCCATCTTTTTGTACTGCAATAGTACATGGAGGAACTAAGCCCCTTTTAGTTATACTCAGCTTAGTTGTGTGATAATAAAAAACTTTTGTTTTTGACATAATATTAATATTTAAATTAATCCTTCAGCTCGAAATACGTGCCATACAGTTCTTTGACCATGATCTTTCATTAAATCAGACCAATCTTTGATACCTACAGTACCAAATGCATCTGGAACAAATATGGTTCTAAATCCATACTGTATTGAATAATATCTAGCAGCATCCTTACCAGCTTTATCATTATCATATGCAATAATCACATTTTCAGGCTTATAACCTTTTAATATCCATTGCATATTATCCTCATTAATAGCTGTGGCACTTTCATTTTGGGTGCTGCATACATCACGAAAGAACTTAGATAAGATAATCTCATCCTTAAGAGACTTAGTTATAAACAGTTTGTCAGACTGACTACCCCTAAATATCTTAAACTTGATTTCATCAAATCCTGATATGTAATCATTAGGACAAGAAGATATCCACTTCATTGTTTTACTGAAAGGAGTATAAATTTTTAGATAACTATCATACTCGTAAGCGAATCTAGGACTGTCCTCTCGGTTCTGCATAAGTTGCTTATTTACATATAACTTATCAACACTATGGACTTTTTTCTTTTCTAGTTCTGATTGTGTAATATGATAACTTTCCCAAAAACTTATATCCTTAGCAGTAAAATCTCTAGGAACTATTTGGATTAGTGTATCTGATTTTTGAAGATTTTCTGGTCTTCTCTTTACTTGGATTTTAAAAACGGGACTACTGGACTTATCTTTAAGTCCTAATCCTAAATCTTTATCAATTTTCAGGAGAGCTTGATAAAATGTTAATCCAAAAATCTCTTGCACGAACTTAAAACAGTCTCCACTCTTACCGCTCGCAAAATCTTTGAATATTATTCTCTCATCACTAGGAAAGAAGCATAGATTAGGTGTTTTATCAACACCACCAGCTCTAAAAGGAGATCTAAACTTTCTTTTAAAATCAAAGTCTTCTCCTAGATAGAATCTGATGATGCTGTAATCATCTACCTTCGCTAAAATATCTTCTACCTTGATCTCCTCCGGCTTACCTATGTTTCCCTTTATCATTTACCTCTTATTTAGGAATTCGATTTTTTCATAAATAGTGGACATAAAAAACCCCAGTGTAGACACACCAGGGAAATTTTCTTGAATGAAGCTTAAATCTCGACTATCTTATTAGAATGGTAGATCATCTACCACAGTACTATCAATTGCAGGAGCCTTAGCTTTTGGCTTTGGAAGAATACTAGAATTAGAAGTATTAACCACATTTAGAGTAGGATCATACTCTTTAAGAGGTCCAAGCTCATAGTGGTCTTTACAACCATATTTCTCATCATTTACCTTCTCAACAAATGCATCATATGTTTTATATGCTTTTCCATTCTCAAATAGAGAACGAATAGCAAATGCAGGTAAAAACTCATAAGAATATACAGATTGATATTCTTTACCATCATCACCAGTTCTTATGGTAGCCATTGCACCAACTTCTTGAGTTTTAAAGGTTTCAATAGCTGATTTTAATTCTTTTGTATTTCCATTAAACAATGCTTTCCAATCATCAATTACAATCTCTGTATTAGGGTCATCATAAGGAAGGTTATTTAACCATTTCCTCAAGAATTTACAGAGTAACTCCTCACCTTTTTTGGCAGGTTTTACACTTCTTCCATTTTCAGTTAAGAACTCAGGAACTTGTGATTTGTCTTGAGCATATGAAGTTTGACCAGCAGAATTTATAAATTGAGTCTTACCAGTCGAACTTATCATTGTTTTATCCTCTAAGTTAAACCTTACATTAAAAAGTACTCCTAAGTTAGCCTCTTTTAACCAAAAAGACAGAGTAACTTTTTTATTACCTTCGTTATTAGTTCCAGTATACTCTGGATCTTTGTCAATGGTTGTACCTAACAGTTTTTCAAGTTCGTTTTTAGTTGGGTTTACAGCTACAACATTAGCAGTAAATAAGCCTACATACTTTTTGTATGTTTTAATTTCTTTTGGTGTTCCATTAATTGCCATAATTGTTCTAAATTTAGTTATGAATTCGATCTTGTTATTTGTAGCCACGAATTTACAACTAATAATTTAAACTGACAAATTAATCTTCACTAACAAAGATTTTATCCCAATCAAAAACTCCCTCATAAGATCCGATTTCACCTCTATTTCCACCTGTTTTATCCTCATTTCCTTTAAAAGAGATCTTTAATTCGTCATCATCTCGATATACAGATGCAACAGCACTTGTATTACGGCTGTAAATATCACCTACAGCTCCTGTAAGAGCTATATCTTTGATAAATACTTCTCCCTTATCTCCTGACTTTAGCATTTTATCACGTATATGTGCTACATAAATAGTGCACCTTTTTGCTGCTTGTCTAGAAAGATTAAGAAGATTAACCATAATAGTTCTGCTCCATCTCCAACCATTTTGTCCGACACCTTCTATAACTGATTCATAGTCAGGATGACCATATTCTAATCTTGGCCATTTTGTAGAAGGTTGTCCCTCAATCTGTTGACGATTAAATTTCTTACCCTGTGAACTATCCATATAAAGCTCAGTACCAGCCCATTCAGCATCTATATCTGCTTGGGTAATAGTATCTATGCTTACATAGTCATAAGGCTTTCCTAAAGAAATGAGTGCTCTTAGTATTAAGTTTAAGGCTTCATGCCGTAGATGTGGTTCATTAATACCAGCTATATCCAAAGCTTTGGTTTTTACATCTTGAGTTAATAACTCAGTAATGTCTGCTTTACTTGCTGATAAGATTTTACTACAATCTATAACATCAATATCAAGAAAATCACAACCATTTACTTCCATACTGATAATCAGATTATTAGGAAGTTTACTTAGCATTGTAGATTTTCCAATTTTTGGCCTTCCAGAATACAAGATGGTGTCTGGGTTCTTTCGTTTCCTTTTTACTGTAAATACACTCATTAATTTTTCAATTTGGTTAATAATTATTATTCTACTTCAACTTCTGTGGTTACTCTAGCCTGATCCATTAATTCTTGGACCTCTTCTTCGTTCAAATCTCTCTTATAGATGATTTTATCATCACCAATAGCATTTCTGATCTCTTCTAAGAATAATTCAAGCTCTTCTTTTGAACCATTCTCAATCATAGTTTCCCATGCATTAGGATCTGCTAAAATAGCATTAACCTCTTTAAGTATTTCTACGATTTCTTGTCTTTTTACGATGATAGTACCAATCGTCTTTGCAATATTGGGATTATTTTCTACAAAATTTAAAGTTGTAGTTGGCAATTTTATCATCATCATTTCACCAGTTGACTTAGTGTTGCTCATATTTAATTTTTTTGTGATCAAAGAATTCTAATGATTTCTTTAACCATTTTAATTCAACTTCTTCAGTTGAAGTAATTATGTATATATTACTAACTTTATCCTTACTATCAAGGATTAGACTTCTACATATACGTTGTGTTAGATTCTCAGAATTGCTATCAAAAGCATTAATAACAATATTATCAAGAAGTTTAAAACTAACACCGGTATTCCCAATCTTGCAGACAGCCAAGTGATTGATTTGGCTATTATTAGCCACAAATTGTTCAAAACCTTCTTGATCATTGTTTTTACTTGTGTGAACTTTACAGCCTAATTGTTTTGCAATTTTGTTATTAGCACAGAAGACAAGAACACGCTCATCTTTTAAGTTATCTAAGAGTTTCTTGGTTGCTGTCAGTTTGGATAATGAGTTGTGCACCAATCTCATCCTAGCCAGACTCAGAAATAAGCTCTGTCCTTTACTCTTAATAACCCAAGATATAGCGTTATATTTTTGTTTCTCTGTTCTACTTTTCTTTTGATCAACTATGGTTTTATTATCAAGATCAACCTTGATAACAGTGATTTTATAATCAGATATAATTCCATCTCTAATAGCTTCTTCTAAGGTATATTCCACTATTACAGGTAATCCAAGTTCTTTTTTAAGTTCTTGTTCTGTATTTTTGGCTAATGTACCTGATAAACCTACTATCAATGCTCCCTTATTATCTTTCATTATCTTCTTGAAGGTACTTTTCTGCTTTGCAGATAACAAATGTATTTCATCACATACAATTATGTCATAATCTTCTATAACCTTACCTAAAGATACATGTGTAATATAGTGAATATTTGGATTATTATATCCTACTGTTATAAAATCATCTTCCCAGGATTTTTGGATATTTTTATCAGGATAACAAATCAGAATCTTAGGATATCCATTTCCTTGTATTCGTTGAAACTTACAAAAGATTCTAATACTAGTTCTAATCTTGCCAGCTCTTGGACATAAATGAAGTATTCCTGCTCCATCTGGGTTTTCCATAAACTCATTAGCCCACTTTTCTTGTATTTGATCTCTAAATGTCATAGTGCAAATATACTCCTTTTCATTTAGAAATCCAAGAAAAAATCATTTCTTATTAGATCTCTGATCTCATCATCAGTTATATCCTTTGATTTGGTTAACTCTTTGAAGAGACCAACTTCACCTAAAAAGCCTAAACCTATACGTACATTATCAGTACCATATGAGTTTTTAATGATTTTAAGACCTCTGAACTTATTAGCACCCATTTGGTCAGTGAAATCCTTTATGGAATAATCCATATATTCTTCAAGGTCGTATTTGTAGGGATTAAATAAGGATATAGCAACATCACAATCTTCTATCACATTACCACTATCCTTCCAATACTCTACAGTAGGATCTGGATCAATACCTTCTTTCTTAGCATACTGAATATCCTGATAAGAAGTTCTATTAAACTGATTAATCATAATTGGAGAATAACCAAAATAATCTCTGGCTTTGCAATAATATTCACTAACCTTATCAATTGTTAGTTTTTTATCATATTTACCACCAATATTCTCATTTTTAGTTTTCCCAGCATGATCGTGGACTACATTTGTAATTAAGTTATCATCATCAGGTATATACCTGTTTTCCCATTGATTTATCTGCTCTTCTCTACCTCTTTTAAGAGCATGATCCTCTAAGAATTTGTAAATTCCTGTAGGATTCTGTTGACCATCTATAATAGTTATTAAACCACTTTGCATCATTTCTTCAAAGTAGTTATCTATATAGTGTTTAGCCATTTCTTGCTTATTCTTATCAAGTTTGGTTTGCCATGATAAGAGTTCATCAGTAGTTAGTAGTATTTTCTCCTCCTTAAAGATTTTCATACACAACCATTTAGCAAGTTTATAAGTCTTTTTCCTCTCCATAGAGAAGTAGAGAACTTCAAACTTAATACTTGATTTGTGTTTGTTCTTGATATACCAATCATATGGGTTGAGGACATAAGCACAATCTACTAATGAAGTCTTACCACAACCAGCAGCAGCTCCAATAGTTGTATATATTGATCTTCTAAGACCAAGATATTTATTTAACCTATTGAAACCCATAGGAATACCACTATTTTTACCATTGACACCATTACAAATTTCATCCCATAACAGTTCACTAGCACTTTTTAGATTCTGAGTTGTTAGAATTGTTACTTCTCCAGAGTTAGACTCATTGGATCTAGTCTCATCAGTCTCTCTTCTGTTTTCCGTATTTTTTCTTCGTATTCCTCCCATGCTGAGGAATTCTCCGACATCGTTCCTTGATGCTGCTTCAATCTCCTCAAGATCACTCTCATTTTCTGAGCTATATCCAACCTCCTCTGTATCTCCTGCTCCGAAATTCCGTTGATCTTCAGTTTGAAGTTTACTTCTCTCATAACTTGACTTTTTTCCTATCCCCATATTAAAATTTTAGTTAATTTGAACTCGTTATTTGTAGTTACAAATTTAACTAAAATTGGTGATATTATAGGAAATAATCTAATAATCTACTCCATAATGGAATATGAAGGTGAAATGCATTTATTACCATAAATACTAATAATCCTAATGTAATTATGGCATCACAAATAATATAAACTCTTGTTTTTGTGAAACCAAAGAAACTTAGAGATCCTAATAGAAGTAATATAGCAAATATTACCCATTGACTAGAAAAGAGACCTACTAAAGCCCAAAAACAGTAGAGAGCCTGACATACAATAAATACAGCGTATGCAGGTTTAGGCTCTACTTCTTTTTTGTCATTTGTAGATTTCCTTATCATTTCAGATAATTCTACGAGTCTTTTTGAGTTTTTTATACTCCACATCTCATAGACAATTGCTATTAAAGCAAAGAAAAAGAAAATAACCTTTGATAACATAACTGTGATTTTATAAATGATTAAATATCAGTAACATTTCTCTTCCTTGACTTCACTTTATTCTCTTCACCTTTAACAAAATCAGGATTATTCCTAAAGTCTTCTATGTGTTGAAGATACCTTTCAGAATTAAAATAACTCTGCATACCTTTGAAATACTCCATTTGATTGGCATTTTTCTTGATACTATCGAGCTTTTTCATTTTAATCTCATATCTCAAACTTCCTAGAAGATCTTCATGTTTTAATTCCTGGTTTAATAACTTAAGATACCTCTCTTTAGCTTTTGCTTTAGTTAGATCCTTAAGATTTCTACTAGCTACGAACTTAGTACTACCATCATCAGCAATCCATGCTGGAGTAGTTGGATATGCTTTCCACCATTCTTCAAAGCACTGTTCTGGTGTTTTACCTACATCTAGTACAATTGCTTGTGCTGATACATTTTCTCCCACTTTTACAGGATCTGAATTGATTTGGAGAGCGTGCATTAGATTTTTACCCTTTACAGAAATCATGGTCTTAGAAGTATCGTTCGGATCTTCAACAAGATAATCATTCTTTTTTAGATATTGATGACTTATAGACAGTTGAAGATCTTGATAACTAGGAATATCAAATATATCCAACACCTCTTTATTTTCTTCAAAATAATAGCATTCTAGAAGAAATAAATCAGTTGGAGTCAAAAAATTTGATCTTAGATTCTTCCATAACTGTTTCGTCCTCTTTATGAATTTCAATTCTTGTTGTTCCATTTACTTCTATTTTTGTTTGGTCTAATTGGATTTCTGGATCTTGAGATAACTTTAAATACTCCTCATATTCCTGTTCTTTGGCATATGAGTCATTTATAAGATATTCTCTTTCTAGATCATAATCTCCTTGGGGATAATGGATTTTCATATATAATTCTTTCATTCTTCCCATATTGCTCAATTTAAATTAGGAATTAAGTTTCTTTTGTTACTTGTAGTTCCTCAATTCTTCCATTTAACTGTGAGCATACAATCAATGATTTAGCATATCTAGTTGTATCTTTCTTAGGATCTATATAGTAAAAAGATGTATTAGGATTTAAATCTACAAATGTTTTGAGAGTTTCTACAACATCCTCTTTCATTCTAGAGAATTTTATCATGTTTGATTCTATCTCATCCTTTCTTTTAAATATTGGATGTAAAGCTCTCCATGATAAATTAAAACTATCAAAATTTGTTGATATAAAACTAATAGTATCTGGATCTATATTCTCATCTTTGGTAATACCTACTATAATATGTATAAGATTTAATAACACTTTTATAGTGAGATCTTCTATAGATATTACATTAGCACTATCTTTAATTTCAAATACACCTCCAGTATCCTTAATTTTATGTTCTCCAAGATTACCATAATAGATCCTGTATGTGTATAATGCTTTGGTTGTAAGACCTTTAGCATATTTTAATTGAAAGTACACATTAAAGATGATCTTATGCTTAACATCATTACCATTTTTAGTCTTTAATTTTATATTGAATACTCCCATTTCTTTAAAGTTACCGGAACTTCATTCTCTGTTGCAAACTTTATATATCCATCTTTTAACCTATTAACAATGGCATAAAAAGATGCAGTACTAGATTTAATATCTCCCCATTTTTTATCCATATATGAGTATTTAACTACATAATTTTCGTAGATTCTCTTTCCAGACTGTACATTATCTCTTCCATCTACTCCATGTACTTTTATATAATTACCCATTTCTGATAGAAAATATTTTCCAACTAGCATGAAAGGATGAAGTTCAGTTCTTTTTAACTTAAACTTGAACATTTACAACTGGTTTTGCTTCATAAGAGAGTAAGGATAATGGTATCATATGATCTGATGAATCTATTTGAATCAAAGATCCTTTACTCAAACTTTTATAGAACTCATCTATCTTAAATTTAACTCCTGAAATAACAACTCCTTTAAAGTGATGATCAAAATAAGCAAATCTTATATCTCCATCTTCTATATAAACTACCTTATAAGCTGTCTCTCCGTGAGCTGTGAAATACATACCAACTACTTCAGGGATGAATTCCTTTCTTTTAATCTTAAAATTCATAGGATTTTTTTAATTTGTAATTTAAAACCCTATCTGGAACCTCAGATTCTGGAACTACTATGTATTTTCCTTCTTGTACTTTTCTTTTCCACCCATCTACAGTAGTTCCAAAGTGTTCACCTATATCATTTTTATTAAATTCATCACCAACCATGTGTAGATAGCTGGCTTTTTTATCAAAAGCATGAATTTTATAATACCTTCCTTCTACTTTAAAATAGGTTCCAACTAGGCTATCCTTGAACTTACCTTTTATTTTAAATGTCATGGTATTATCTGTATTGTTCCTTCTATTATACATTTAAAAAACTCTTCAGTACCAGTCCAAAACTTACCACATCTAGTAACATATTTATCATCAAGTGCATCATATCCACTTATCCAATAAGTATTTCTATCATAACTGAATTGTTTTCCAACATATATTTGAGGATCTTTTTTTAATTCCCTTTTTATTCTGAATTCTAACATAATTTCACATTTTTAGTGACAATCAGCATAGTTATACCCGAAATCCATAGAGATTCCTAATGGTACATTGAGTTTTACCTCATCATTTACCTCTTTAATAGATTCATTAAGGATATCTCCTATAACTTCTTTCGAAGTTTGAGTATCAGGAAGTCTAAATAATATCTCATCATGCATTTGAAGAGATATTTTTATCCTTTTTTCTCTCACTTTCTTAATAAACATATCAAAACAATAGACTCCAGTACCCTGATTTAAGGTTGAGAATCTATCTTTTTCAGCTCTAAGACTATACCAGAACTTAGAAACTGGATTAAATAACCATTTTTTACCTTGTACTGTTTTAACAACAGCATGGTCTGAGACTTGTTTTACAGCTTTATTACGCTTCCAGTAGGTTTCATGGAGCTTTTTAGCTTCTCTGAGAGAGATATTAGCAGTAAGAGCTATTTTTGGTGGACCTGCACCATATACACTAGCAAAGTTTACAGTTTTTGCTGTGTGTCTTATTGTTTTATAATTAGCTCTACCAGCTTTGTGATCATCTGCTTGTACCTGTGTAAGTAATCCACTTAGTACAGCGATATCAAGGTGGGGATCAAATCCTGGAGTTCTCATTTCAGTCACATATACAGGATCGTAGAAGTACATATAGTGTTGTTTAGTAGTATCCTCTAATGAACTCATATCTGAGCCACATAGAATCTCTCCTTCACTAGCTATTAATGCTCCTCTAATCTGTTTCCCATATTTCTTATCCACACCAGGTAAGTTTACAATCTTGGCATGTTTTAGTCTTAAAGTATTTGTAAGACCTAGCATTGATGGTTCCATATAACCATCTACTTGATTCTCAAGGAATCCTTCTAAAGTTCCTATTCTATGAGAAATTATACTCAAACCCTCTAACACCTCTAATCTAGGCTCTTTCTCAAATAGTTCTTGAACACTCTCACATAAAGTACCATCCTTCTTACTACTTCCTATCTGTGGAACCTTTCTTTGGCTCCCATCCTTCTCTTTCTTATATTCAAAAGTTCTTGGTTGCCAGCCTAAACTATATAACCAATCTTTCTTCTGAGTATTAGAATTAGGATTAGGCTCTTTATATCCTTTAATTATATCTACTTCATATTCTGCTTTAGGTTTATAACCTAAGCCTATATAATGATCATATAAGAAGTCTCCTTTTACTGCAAAATCACCTGTCTTCTCATCTACAACAACATTCTTATACTTTTTCTTTACTTTTATAGGAACTTTAGGCATTGCTTTTCTTAACACATCTTCTTTGCTAAGCTTCTCATTCTTGAGATCATCAAGATCCTTCATAACCTGAAGAACATTAAGTTTGATCTTAGTATCTTCCTGTTCTCTCACACAATCTAACTTAAATTGTAAATAGTTAATAAATCTAACTATTTCACTCTCAGTATCGTATATGTCCGATAACATATCTAAACACTTCTCCCACAACTTAAAGTTGATTTTAACATCCTCTTCACATCTATGAACATACTCTTCTGAACTTAAGTTTTTCCAGTCTTTAATCTCCACTTTTTTAACTCCTAAATCTCTACCCCAATCTTCTAAGCCATGTTTCAATCTCTCTGGATATAAGTACCAAGATAATGCTAAAGTGTCTATAATTTGATCCTTGCTTCCCAAAGTATCCACTCCTAAGATCTTACAAACTGCTCTTTCATCATACAATGTAATATTATGACCAATTCTTTTAATATCTTTCTTATTAAAGAAATTTCTCATAACATTATAATCAGTAGTAGAACTTATCTGAAATCTTCCATTGGAATCTCTCCATCCTACTGAAAGACAGTGAATCTTAGTAATAGTATCCAATAAGCCATCAGCTTCAATATCATATACATAACACTTTGACAAATCTATCATACTTATATTGTGGTTTCGTTAACAACTTCTGATTCTTGTACTACTGGCATAGTTACTACTAATGGTGCTGGCATACAATGTTGTATGTATAATTCCTGAATAGCAGCTTTCCTATTCTCATCAGCTTGAATAGCATTACTTAGAGTACTTATTTTACTCTTGTTCCTTAAAATCTTGTAATCTAAGGTTTTATCTGCTGATTTAAGATCATATCTCCAGTATTTTCTATTAACAGAGGTACATATCTGATCTAATTCAGATACAATTGTCATCTTTTTAGCCCGTACAGGTTGATAATTCTTCATTATAGGAACTATCCTCATATAACATACCCCAAAGTTAGCACTTTCTTTGTATCTTTCCATCATTTCTTTAAACTTAGTATCATTTTTTGTTTTTGCCATACCATGTTGAAAGTAATGATCATACATAGCCTGCCTAAGACTTCCTCTATAGAGACCAATTACCTTATAAACAGTTGAACTTGCTCCTTTTCGGAGAATATCTCCAACCTTATATTGTAGGTAATCAGTCTCTTTTAATTCATCTGGGAAGTTTTTCTTCTTAAGATTCGTTAATTTAATCTTAAACGCTGTGATTTCAATCTCTTCTTTCTTCAATTTGCTCATATTTCGATATATTTTTAAAAAATTTGTTCACGTACTCTGGATCATACTGCTCCTGAATCAAATTATAAGCTCTTACAGCAAATTCTCTAAAGAATCCATCACATAAAGTAGTACAAACCCTCATTAAAGCCCAATCAAATGCTTGTTTTGCAGAATAATACTTAGCAGTCTTAGGCTCACCAGGATCAAACATCCAAGGAAGTACCTTTCTTTCTAGTGCTATCACATATACCTCCTCGAGAACACACCACACTTTTCTTTGTAAATTTAACTGATCCCACTTATACCAATCAGTTTCTACCTCAGATCCATCTTTAAGTATATCATGATATATAGGTAATCCTGCATGAGCTATTGCTAAATGCATATTATCATGTTCATAAAAAGACCTTACATAGTTCTTAGATTTACCAAAAAAGTCTTCTTTAGTTTGATTCATCTTAGGAGTTCTCAACTTTCCCAATCTTTTCTCGGTTTCCTTGAAATGTAGATCAGTTAAAGCTGGATAAGTTTCTAAAAGATCAATAGCTGCACTTAAATCATCATGTAAGCTAATACCCTTCTTTTCTCTTAATTTCTCTCTTAGAAACATTAGATCCTGTATATGTTTATCAAACTTAACAGGAAAGTGAATATGAGCTTTTTTAATGCTATATAGTACATTCACAGGAGCATAGTCATTACCAAATGATAATTGATCTAGAATAAGCTCTAATGACTTTTGACCATCAGCAAATAAGTACTCGTAAGGAACTGGATCTGACTTAAATTTTACTATTGCTGATAATCCATGTTCTTCATTAATCTTTACAGACTCAATACCATATACAGCATCTATTTCTGGAGCATTTATCATCTCCTCAAAATCTGCTTTACGGATAATAATATCTTTATCCATTGCTACTCTTGGAAAATCAGGAAAGTGATGTTTCATTGCCATAGAACCAATCACTACTGCTTTTTTTGCTGATTGCATATCATACTAATTTTATTGTTTAGAATTTATCTGCTGAAATTGCTTTTAACTTAATTTGTAAAGCTCCAGTACAAGGTCCAGTATGTGCATGGTGAGTAACCCATACAACATGATGATCTTTTTGCATTTTTCTACTAAATGCGGTAGATGGATCTCCAATTCCTATACTTTTGTTACAGTGTGCACAAGTTTTCTCAACTCTACCTGCTTGAACACTCTTCATTCTCCATCTTTCTTCACTATCTCTAGCTATCTTTGTTATTTTAACCTTAAATATAGGCATATTAGTACTGAATTAACATATTAAGCATAGCTTGTTCACCATTACTTAGTCTTGTTACTGGATAAGTTTCTGGTTTTCCATCTTTTACTTCAGTAACTTGTATCTCTTGCTTCTTTTCATCATAGAATATATGGGTAATATCCTTCTTGAAAGCATCTTTTAGAGCTACTGTAGTAGGACTTTGCATTTTAAAATAAGGATCTGATAGTCTTTTAAGCTGTTGTTCCATAAATAGAACATCATATATCTTATAACTATCACAAAGTTTCAAGAAATCACATTCACTAAGTTTATCCACAGGATCAGTAATACCAATTGCTTTCTTAAATTTAACATATTGGTTTAAACTTGTAAATAATCTAGTATTTGTAGACATAAAGATTGGCATACCTGAAGGAACTATATCCTTAGTATCACAACCTATACAGGTAAATGCAAGATTCTGAACTTTACCATTGTCTAATTCAAAATCAATGTGCATGTGTTCAAATTCTCCATGTACTTTTCCTGTAAAATCATTCTGATCAAATGATTTATCAAATAACACTTGGAGACCTTTGGTTGTTTCTTCAATACTAGTTCCAGCTAATAGATAACTACTTGTAATATAAGTAACTATCCAAGTTTGAATTAGTACCATAGTTTTACCAGAACCATTCAAACCAGTTAATAAAGCCAAATTTCTTAACTCAAAGTTATTCATTTGACCCATACCTACACTAGTATCAAGACTCTTGAGTTGACCTAAATGCTTCTTAGCTTCATTATTTATCTTTACTTGTTCCATATTACCAACTTATAGTTACTGAATATTCATTTTTTTGATAGTAACGAGCACCAATCCTATATCCATCAGCTTTTAACTTATCCTCAACATATTGAGTTAACTCACCATCCCAGCTAAGCTCAAGTTTCTTATCTTCAACAGCTTTATCAATAGCTGCATATACTTGAACATATTGACTTTGGTTATCAGCTTCGATAGCTGCTTCAACTTTTGCTCTTGCTTCCTTTGCTGTCATAGAATTAATTTTTAATCTTCATCCTCCTCTTCTTCATCATAAGAGTAGGAGTAGCTTTCTTCATATGATTCTTCATACTCATCCTCTTCTTCCTCAATTTCTACTTCCTCTTTTACTTCAATATTTTTCAATTGAAGAACAAAAAGACCAGCTTCAGTAGCTATACTGTAAAGCTTTTTTAATAAATCATCCTTATCTTCTTCAGTAATCTGCTTTTTAAGTAAAGCAGTTGAAATTTCAGATCTTAAAACACTAATACCTGCTTGAGTTGGAGCTTCCTCAAATTGAACTAATTTGTCATACAATGCAAATACATTCATAAAACTGGATTTTAAAATAACCCCCCGAAGCTATCTTCTCAGGGGGTTTACTTGTGGTTGTAAAATATCTTATTTGTTTCCTAAATTTATCATTGGCATGGTATTACCACCAAACATATACTGTGGTAATTCACCATTCCATTTTTGAGCTTTAATTAACTCAACATACTGAGGACTTTGTTTAAGAGCATCTTGCTGTACTGCAATGGATCTAGCTTCTGCTAGAGCAGCCATCACTTTTACAGCACTATCCCTTCTAGCTTCTAAGATATCATTCTCAACTTGAGCTTGAATCTTTTTCTGCTGATTCTCAATGGTTTGTGCTTCCTGTATTGCTAGAGCTTTAGCTTTAATAGCAGTTCTCAAACCTTCATCAGGAATCATATTAGAAGTATATTGAGACACACTAAAATAAGGATGCAACCTATGAGTTAAATCATCAATTACTGCTGCATCATAAATAGATACACTATTAATAATACTATCAGGTGTAAATGTGTTTGTTACCTCCCTTAAAGATTGTTTAAGAGCATTCTTAACATAACCCTGTATTATCTTATCTAAAGGAAGTCTCAATTGTGAAAACATAGAGTCTACCTTATCAGGATTAACAGCTACACTAAATGAAGGATGCATTACAAATGGAGTACCACCTTTAGCAGCTACTATAAAATCCTCTGGTTTGTCATCAGTGGTTTTATATTCTGTAGGCTGTTGACTAATAGGATACTCATAGATTTGACTTACACCTTTGAAGTAAAGCTGCCAGCCATTAACATATCTAGTCTTAGAAGCACCTCTAGCACCTCCAATTCTATCTACTTTAATACCAACAGATCCTGCATCAATAACTTCGCAACCTACGAAGAAAGAGCTAAAAATTAATACTAGGGCCATAGCCCCAAGAATAAGCTTTGTTTTGAGCTTCATTTTGATTTGTTTTGTGTTATTTAAGATTATAGACTTTCCTAACTACTAACCTAAGAGTCTCCCACTCCGTATCTGTAGGAGCAAACTTGAGTTTTGAGTACTTCTTAAAAATATTCAAATCTCCAGTAAAATAACTAATTTGTTGACCATCAGAGAGTAGGATGTTATTTAAATGAGATTGTACTGTATGACTCTCTGTATCCCTAAGCATAGTAATAACATTCTGAGTTTCACTTCTAATGAAATTACTAGTTGTATCCTCTCCATCAACTATTTTAGCTATATAGGTCTTTTTGTTAAGATACTCATAACCTTTAATTGCTCCAGCTACTACAAGACAAATAAAAATTACTACAATTGCTACCATTTTGGTATATTTTAAGAATTAATAAATGATTCTATCTTTTTAGCAAGATTATCATTTTTAGCAGCAATTTCCCTCAAATACTTAGCTTCATCAATAATTCGTTGGGCTTCAGCTTCTTTTGTGGTAGCCATCTGGTCAATTTCTTTATTGACAGCATCACACTCAGCTTTTGTTTGGGAAAAGATGCTAAAAATTTTCTCGCTTTTCTTAGCAAGACTGTCAACTGTTTCTACTACAGGTTTAGCCGTAACAATTCTAGATAACATAATTTTGGATTTTAATTTATATTTAATAATAGATAACATAAAAAAGACTCTGAAATTCCTTCCAGAGTCTAAGGATGCTGTTTTACCAGTCACCTCCACCACTTACTTTATTCTCTGTAAAAGCAAGAAACCAGCCACCAAGTTGTTTATAGAGTCACTCAGACCTCTCATAACCTAGCTTTGCGGGCCAGATAGTACCCTATTTTTATAGAAAAATGGAGTAAAAACTTGCAGAACGGTCAGGATTCGAACCTGAATCTTGTCTTTTTTAAAGGGTCATGTTTTACCAATTAAACTACCTTTCTAGGTGAATACTGCCTATGGCCTACAGATGACTCACAACAGCCATACCCCCCACTTATTTTCAGAGAGTTTTGGGGTGCTAACCACGCACTGACGTATTCGTTGGTTTTGCGCCATTTCCAATCCCGTAAGTTTAAAATTCTTTTACCACTTCTAATTCAACTTCAATTACATCACCATTGTCATCGTAAATGATACCATCATCACCTCTACGAAAGCCATTATCTTCAATGTCTTTGTAGTAAACAGTGCGATTCATATCCTTACCAAAAGCATACTCTTTAACTTGAATCTTTGGCATAAAATAAATTTTTAGTGAACTATTTAACCATTGTTCGGGAGAGTTATTCAAAGATACAGCCTACGCCATATCTCTTAGATACTCAATAGCACCTACGGCTACCTTTCACTTAACTCTCCCAAGGTGAGGCCGGAACACCTTATCTTGCAAGAATATCTTAAAGCTCAAAGCTTATACCCATTTGTTGTTCATAGGTTTGTTCTTCTTGTGGATCTATTATCATAGTTAATCTAATTTACCATATTAAAAGTAGGAGATTATTGCACGTTTTTTTATTCAGGTTCCCTCCTGTGGTCAGTAAGCACTCTCCAGCACTTATCAAATTTACAATACAATATTCAAAATACTTTACCTCCAGAATGTGCAGTGGAGTCGAGGGGAGTCGAACCCCTGTCCAAACAATCTAAAAGAATTATAGTTTTCTTATATGCTTTATCCAATAATTCCCTATTGGCAGGTAGCACCTTTCATTTACTTGTAAGTGCCTGGTGACCAGGCTGCAAAACAAGAGTATAGTTTAACTATATGGTGAACTATACTAGAAAGTCCCTGCTCATTTTTACCCATAGAGCTTTGGGGTTGATTAAGCCAGTTCCAGCTCTTCGCTGAAAATGTCAGCTAACATCTCGTCGATGTCAGTACCAACTTCGATAGTAGAAGTCTCTACATTTATTGTTTGTTCACATTTATTAAGGATCTATAGAACAATTGACCCTGCATACCTATAATCCTAATTTACTGCTGTCAAAACCAAACGACCCCATTTATATTAAATTTTTACTTTTAATTTCATTATTGGTTTATTTTCCACAGATACCATCATATGATCTAACCACACCCATGAGTTCAGAACCTCTGAATTATGATCATCTGAATGTGGACCTCCACACTCAAACCAGTATCTATAACTACCTTCATAATATTCAGTAACTCTTGAAACTACTTGAATACTTCCATTCCAATGATCCATTCTACCACCATTATTCCAATATGAATTCTTTATCAATGTCACAGCTTCACCAACCTTAAATTTACTTTCAATCATGATATTGGATTTTAAAAATATAGATAGGGTTCCTACCCTTTTATACTAGCCTGCTGAACTTATCCGAGTTTCTATACCCGCTTATCATTGTTAGACCCAGGGTTACTTGATAAGCAAGATATATGCAAGGGTACAGGCTTTTAGCCTATCTGTATAAAATATTAATAATGTGATGATTCATCATTTCTTACTTCTCTCTTTAACACTCTACTCTTTTGTTCATGATTAAAACCATCCATTACCTGATCTACAAGATCTAATAAAACATCTTCAGCAAGTTCTTTTTTATTAAACCAATATTTATATTTTGATTTATCAGAAAGTTCCCAAACTGATTGTTGAGTGTCCATGTAATTATATACTCTTTGTATTACATGTAGAACATATGTATAAGGTATAAATCCTAAGAAATATAACCTAACACGTATATGTGCAGTATAGAATCTATAACCACCAACTCTATGATGAGTTTTCACCCAAGCTTTAGCTATCTTTTTTCTCATAGCTAGAAATTTAATTATTTCTTAATAAGAGCAGCTATAGCTTTGGCTTTCTCTACATCAGAAACACCTTTTTTGGCTATTATCTGAAGAGTATGCCAAACTTTATACTCATCTTCATCAAACTCCTCATTACCAGTATCTTTCATCCATTTGAGCTTATTTTCAGCATCAGCTATGATGATTCTGGATTCCTCTATAACCTTCTCAAGCTGAGTTTTAGTTTGCTGATAGAAGTCTAATGATGAAATATATACAGATATTTGTTGAGCAACACCATTATCCTGATGTCTAATGGTAGGATTTTGTCCTTTTTGATAATGAGTAACAACTACAAGATCACCTGCTGCATATCCGTATGCATTCCATTGATCACTTTTTATCTTGTAGGTTCCACCTACTTTTATATCAGATGCTTTTAACTTTGCCATTTATTATGATTTTTTTGGTTTTTGATATGGTTTCTTTTTCTCCTTGTTCACACTATCTCCCACACCTACAGGTAATTGAGAAGTACTTATCTCAAGATCCTTAAGTTTAGCTCTTTGTTTATCAGCACCCTTATCTCCAACTTGTAGATCAAGTCGAAGAAGTTTCTGCTTAGGAGTGAGCTTTTCGTATTCCTCCTGTCGTTTAATAGCTTCTTGTCTCTTCTCTTGTTTCGATTTCATAAAAGTGTAATTTATAGAACATCAGCGGATCTTGTGGTTATCCACTTCTGTTTCTTAGCTTTGAATTGAACCTTTTTCTTCTTCAGGAAATTACCATCATCATCATACTCATTTTGCATAACTTCATACAAAACAGTATCCTCATTATGTTTAAGGAGTCTTGAGTTATAACCAAAGATACTAGTAAAATACTCAGCATCAATACCAAGTTCTTTCCTAGTCACAATATCTTCATCCTCAACCCATTTTTGTTTCTCTTCATCATACTTATCCACATTATAGGTAATTTCTTTCTCAACTCGGTTAAAGAAGTCCTTAAATGTTGAATAGGGTTTATCCTGAATATTAATCTCATCAATTATAGTTGTGAGAATATCTATCGTACATGTGGGGATATCTAAATGCTCCTCAAGATCTTTTGCATATTTCTTCTTCTTTAGTTTATCTTTGAGGATAGCATCAAATACCTTTTTATTCATAAAGTTAAACTTCTTATAATATCTGATACGAGAAGGTCTATTAATAAACTTATCTCCTATTTCTTTATTACTAGTAAGAATAACTAATCTTTTATTATGAAGACCGTTTACACCATCAAATAAGCTCAAAAAGCTATTTTGTCCATGATGATCTTTATCCTTCTCACTATTAATATCATCATTATGGAATAACTTCTCAAACTCATCAATTAACAACACATAATCCTGTCTAATACAAGACAAGAAATAATTGAAATTGGCTGCAAGAGCTATCTTTGAATTTATAAGAACAACTGGTAATCCACTTTCAATAGCTAATTGCTTGGCTATCACTGATTTACCTTGTCCTTTATAACCTTCAAGTAGAACACCAATATTCATATTACTACTTTTATGTCTCAAAGTAGTTAAAATTTGGTTTCTAAAATCTTGCTCAAAATCATAAATTTTAGCAGGAAGTTCTAGTGAATCTGCTGGATTTAACCACATATTACCATCAAAATCAGAGTTAAAGCTATAAACTTTACCCATTTCTAGTTCAGAATCTAATCTGAACATATCAGTAATAAAGATCATTTTACCAGCATTAGAGAGAATAGTCATTTTACCTGGTTTAGTAATGTGTTCAGACTTACCAAGTTCAATGGTGGCGGGTTGGTTTTTCATTATCCTATTTTTATAGTTTTTAAAATTCTTTTAAATAGATTTGGATTGGACTTTGTTGTAGATTCCTGATCTTGTACTAATTTAGCATTTTCGGCAGCTCTTTTAGCAGCTTCCTCATTCATTTGTTGCTGAGTAGGAGGATTATAAGTTTTTGCAGCATCAAATAATCCATTCATATTGAATCCAGTATTATTTGCAGCCATATGATAAGTTGGAGTAGCTTCAGTTCTACCAAAATAATCATACATATCCTTATCTCTTTTCCAACCTTGACTCATACATTCTCTTAAGAAACCTGAATACTTATCAGTGATATTTGCTATATCAAGACCTTTTAGTACTTGAGTTTTCTCAGCAACTAGTTTGCCATCTTTAATAAAACCTCTGATCACATGAAATTCAGGTTGTCTCCTAACTCCTGGTTTAACTACATTCATATTTTTATCAAGTTCATCCTGAGTTTCTACTATATTCCACATTTTCTTAATATGAAGAAACTTAACTTCACTTGCAAATCCTCTTGCTTCAAGATAGTCATAAACATTAGTATCAAGAATATTTATTCCTCCCACTAATTTTGCATTAGTTTTCTTAAACTTGAAGATTGGTTTTCCCTCTTCCATTTTATTTAGTTTTAAGAATTTTGAATTTTCTTTCTCTTTCTACTGGTTTGATAATACTAAAAAGTTCAGTATATCCTTTATTAAGCTTTTCTCTCTTTTTCTTAAGAAAGAATCCTACAGCTTTTTTAGGATCTTTAAACTTATAGATATTATGACCAGATTTACGTGGTACTAAGTTCTTATATTGATCATTAAGACCATATAGAACTTCAACATGATATTTATCAAATATTGGTACAGGATTAAAGTATATATAATATACACTAGTAAAACCATCCTTTAAGTTTTGTACAAGCTCAGATGAATGATCTTTTTCTGTTTTCCTATCACCTAATTTGATACTTAGTCCTAAGCTTTTCATAAAATTAAAGTAATCCCTCCAAGATTTTCACCTTAGAGGGATATTTGCTGTTTCAATATGAAAATACCAAATACTAACTTAGTTATGCTTTATCCTCTCCAGCTTCTGTAGATGTGGAAGCAGAATCATCTGTTTCATCTTCATCTTTCTCAAAGTTACCAGAAGCCTGATTTAACATATTTTGACCTTGCTTCTGTACCTGTTCAAGCATATCAAAAGCTTCTTTAATAGCTTTATTAAGCTTTTCATACTCTTGCTCTTCTCTTTTAGCAAGATCTTCTTTACCTTTCTTAAGGTCTTTATCTAAAGCTATTTTAGCTTCAATAATACCTGTAAGTTTAATTTGGAACTCCTTTTCTGCTTTCTCTATCCTTTGAGCCACAACAGTTTGAAAGTGAGCTGCTACTGTGTTCATCGGAATTTTAGCAACTTGAGCTGGATTAGTAGAACCAGTCATAGCCTGAAAACGTTGCCAATTTTGCTCAAATTTCTGTTTTTGCTTTAAATCTGCCATTTTTGCTGTTTTGTATTGTTAATTAAAAGTTTACTACTTTGCTAGTGAACCCCAACCTATACTCTGTGGAGGAGGATATCTTAAATTTATTCCTCGTATATGTTCTGTTATATGATTTATTGGTAGTTTAGCTGATGATTTATCTACTTCATCTGTAACTGTTATAAAATTCTGAGCTTGATCAATAACATCCTGATTAATTCTTTGCCTATCATAATGAGTATCCTGTATACCCCTATAATCCTTAAGAGCTTTTCTTACTACAGGATGTATATATCCTTCCTCTTTTGGATTTTCAAATGAAGCTCTTAACCACATACTACAAAACTCATGCTCTTCTATTTCACTTAAAGCCTTTTCTATAAGGTTTGAAAATTCAGTTCTATAATATTGTTTTTGATCATTAAACCAAATTTTCCAGCCCATATTACTTCCTATCATACTAATATAAGCAGTACTTAAACCTGTATGAACTCCATATTCAGCATAACAGAAATTAATAAATAATCCACATACCTCATTTACAGATATCAGTTTAGCAGGGATAAGCTGACCATTTTCATCATACATTTCTCTTAATTTCTTAAAAGTTCTAATGATAGCTCTTTCTAATTTAATATCCATATTAATTAAATATTATATATTTTACTAATGCATATGCAGCTGCTAATAATATTATTGTAGCTACTACAGCAAAAACTTTTTCAAACAAGTCTTCAAAGATTCTACTAAACCAATTATTTTTCATATAATGAGTTTTAGTGATCCCGACAGGATTCAAACCTGTAACCTACAGCTTAGAAGGCTGTCGCACTATTCAGTTGTGCTACGGGATCGAAAACCTCCTTTAGCATCTCCAAACCACCACAATTCCTTACCTATACTCTTAATAATGTAACCAATTATACCTTATAGAGCATATTTGGGGTAATCAATTACGATCGTTCATAGCTTAAAGAAGTCTCGGTTTTAGAGAAAAACCTTAACTAATAAGGTATATAGATACCACCCCCTTAGCAATACACACACAACATTTTAAATACTACTAAGGTGGGGTACTATCTACCCCTTCCTTTTTAGAGCGAAAGGTTAACTATAATTATTTACCACCATTACCAACATTCAGGTTTTGGATCTGAGAAGCTTGAGCACGTTTAACACCTGCTTCACGCTCATCATTAAGAGCTTTCTTCCATGAATCAACTTGCTCACCAAGGAAGACAATTTTCTCATTCATGAGGCCAATTTTAGCTTTGTTATCAGCTTCTTCTTTCTCATGAGTAAGTTTAAGTGTGCTAATCTCATTTTGATGAGAGTTATTCAACAGTTCAGTATTAGCTGTAACTGCTGTTTTAATTTGGTTAGCTACATCAGCTTTAGTATCAGCCAGATCTTTCTTCAGAGCAGCTAACTCATTAGAATAGATCATGGTGTATCCGTTCTCTTTCAACCAATTTTCAACAAATGTTTTCTTGGTTGCATCATAGTGATTTTTGATCTCAATTTCATTTTGAGTCTTTTTGTTTAGAAGATCCTGTTTAAGATCTTCAATTTTGGACTCAAGAGTTACAACTTCCAGAGTTTTGGAGTCAATTGTTTCCTGAAATTCATTCTTCATCTTATCAAAAGCACCTAACATGCTTTCAAAAGAAGTTGAAGCTGATAACATTTTATTAGCTGCGGAGCCAATAATGAGTTCAGTGGTTCTATTACCAACAAATGCTGTTTTTTTCTCTGATTGCTGAACTGCTGTTGTCTTTGCCATTTTGTTTTGAAATTTAAAAGTTAAAATTAAAATACCAATTGTTATGAAACTACATTTGAAGAAGTAGTGAGATTCGAACTCACATACCAGCCCTCCACGGGCTGTACACTATCCCTTATGTTATACCCCTTCTTTGTGTTTTCTTTTGAAGTTTTACCCCCTAAAAACACCTTCCAGAAAAATGAGTTTAAGCTATGAGAGTGTGTTTGTACACCAAATGCTCTAAGGAGTATGCACAGATACACTTCGGAATTATACTGTGTAATCACAAAGTCAGAAAACTACTAATCCCTATTGACGCTTACCTATTTTCGCCTCCTGACATCTCCCGTAATATTTACCCATTTCTTCGTCACATACTCTGGGAATTTTGACTACTCGCAACTCTTTAAAGGATGGCTACTTCCAGGCCAACCTCCTCTCAGTCATTGCTTAAATGATTTAATTAGTATCTTTCCAACAGAACTTATAATATATTAAAAACATAAAGCATATTATAATTTCTATGAATATACTAAATATAGATTTTAATAATTTCATATAAAAATTTTAATGTTGCGGGTGAAGGAATTGAACCTTCGATCTCTCCTTTATGAGGGGAGCGTCGTACATATAGGTCCATCTATCAGCTTCATAGACTTAACTATATGACCCATTAGACTTACCCACAGACGCGTCGATCAGTAGGGGAAATGGGACTCGAACCCATAACCTCACGCGTATCAGACGTGCGCTCTAAACCAATTGAGCTATTCCCCTATCCACTACCTATTAAGCATCTTCACTTAATCTTTTTAATGCTTCTTCATTTTCTTTCTGAAGCTTCTCTAATTCTTTTTCTGTAATATAAACCACAGAAGTATCTTTGAATGTTTTTACTTCTTTAAAATATAAATCTTTTACTGGAGAAGACAAGCCACCTACTGTAATTCTACAATGATGAACTTTGGTTATTATATAAGTTTCACCACCCATACCAGTATATGGGTTATATCTCATAAATATATAAGTTCTTTTTATTTCCATAAAGTAAAGATTTAGCCCACTCTGAAGGATTCGAACCCCCACTTTCCCTTTAGCATTAAAAATGTGTATCAGAGAGTTTTCCAATCTTCTCCTCTTAATTATTAGTCAAGATTTGAATATAGAGCGGTTATGTGGACTTATCAGGACTTGAACCTGAAACCTACTGATTATGAGTCAGTTGCTCTGACCAGTTGAGCTATAAGTCCTTTTGGTCCTTGTTATTTTTAGATTTTTATGGGAAATCCTGTCTAATAAGCCATGACCAACAAAACCCTTGAAACCATTAAGTTATAAAAGATAGGTTACGTGAATTTTCCTGTTCTTTAAATATAAATTCAGGCGTCCATTTACCTCCTGATTTCTCTCTCAAATATACTCTTGATCCAATTCTATAAGCATCTACTATCTCATAGACATAACCTTTAAGAGATCCTTCATCTCTTCTATCAGTAAATTTAACACCTATTAGAGTCTTACCTTCTTCCAACTTCACATCAGTTATAGATTTTATCTTAAACATAAAAATAGTGTTAGTGTGCCTACTTGGATTCGAACCAAGGACTCCCATCTTAAAAGGATGGTACTCTACCGCTGAGTTATAAGCACTTAAAGGATTTTTGGTAAGGGAGAATCCAATAAAACTCCCAACCGTCTGGAATTTCATCAATTCCTAACTAGTTCGCTATTTAGTTGTTAGTCCGTAACATAATATTAACAACTATTAATAATCCACATTGAGTTTGCAAATGTAAATTAAAATTTCTTTAAATAGCATATTTCTAAGATTTTATTTCTTAGATTTTTGTTTTGTAGTGAATCCGATTAATGCTTAACTCGGTAAGAGTCTGTGGATTCAAGTTTCTGTACTCACCATCTCTTACAGAATATACAGTTAAAAGACCCAACTCACTTAGTTGAGCACCTTTCTTAACTGTAACATTCATAGTTCTAAGATGACCATCTGCATCTACGTGTGTGGTAGTAATAAATCTACCATTAGACTCCATGATAAGCTTCATCATGTTAGTCCTTGACATTTTCTGGAGAGGAAAATGCTTGTTGTGCTTACAATTTGTAGCTTTAGGAGAGGGAGTTGGTTTAGCTACACTTACACTTGTGGTTGTCTCTTCATTGAGAGATTCTTTTGATGTCTTCTTTTTTGCTGTTGTTCTTGACATTGTTTCAAATTTAAATTTAATGAGAATTATAAAGAGTTTCTAATAGGCATTAAGTTTTCTGGTTTATCATTATCTAAGAAATCTCTAATCTTATTAGCTAAAATATTATCTTCACCAATTGCAGATCCATTTAGACTAAAATTATGATACCATTCAAGAATTTTTTCTAATTCTTCAGTTGTGAAATTCATATGATTAGATTTAAGTTATGTATATGAGAATCGAACTCATGACCCCCAGGCTTAGAAACTGGCGCTCTACCAACTGAGCTAATACATCCATCTTCCTTTAAGAAAGGTAGCTAACTATAGCCTATACTACAGGATTCGAACCTGTGAACCCAATTACGAGTTACGGGAACCTCAATTCCCGCGCTTTCAGCCACTCAGCCAAGTATAGGACACCCTTTTACTTTAAAAGGGATAAAGGTCTTTAATATTATCCTTGACCAGGATCTGGTCCTAAATAGTAAATATCATAAAATTCAGGAACTAAGTCATCATTTGGAGCTAAATTAAGATACCATGTGTTCTGAATAGTACCTGGTGGTATATAAATATCAAATGTTCTAGGTTCATAATCTGCAATATCAGCCCAATAGCCAAATAACATAATAGTCATTAACATTGTGTAAGTTGCAGTCTTATTGAACTTATAGAAAACCACTGCTCTATGAGGAGAGACCTGTTCAGATACAGTATAATCTGTAAGAATTGGATCATCAAAATAGCTTTTTCCAAATGGTTTAGAGACATCCATTCTTTTTAGGGGCTTGATTTTAAGATCCCAGGGAGCAGCAAATGAAGCTATACTAACTAGCATTGCTGCAATCAACATGTACTTTTTCATTGATTATGGTTTTGATTTAATAATGTACGGTTTCCATCTGGTTGTATCTCCTTGTAAAGCATCAGCTATTCTTGTGAGCTGTTTTACTTGTTCCTCAAGAAGTTTTGTTTGCTTTTCAGCTTCGTCAGCCATTGCATCTTGAGATTGAACTCTAGTTCTAATACAACTAGAAACAAGTACTATAATAATCAGTACTATAGTTACAATTTTAAATACTGTATATTTCATATATGATAATTAAGTAGTCCATGAGAGAATCGAACTCTCATCTCAGCATCGAAAATGCCGCGTACTAGCCATTATACTAATGGACCAAATGAACCCCAATTAAGGGGTTCAATCACAGTTCAAATCACCAGTTAAATTAGTAAACTACAAATAACTGATCATCAAGTAGATAATAACATTCCATCGAAAAATGTTGTGTTCAAACTGTATCGGGATCTTAGGATACTGTAAAACCATCATTATAAGGCTCTATAGCATCAGCTAATCTCTTAAATTCTGATGAATTAATAACTCCTCTTGCACCTATACCAACAAAAGAGTTATCAACTTTAATTACTCTGGTAACACGCTTACCAGTAATTCTACCATCTTTGTCTTTAACAAAAATGAAAATCATCATCTGTTTCATAGGTTATCCTTTTTTCTTGTTCTTACTAGTATCTTTACCATATTTTCTAATAGCTACAGAATCAGATCTTTTCTTAGATGCTAATTGTCTAGCTGCTTTCTTTATACTTCTTCTCAGTGTTTTATACACTTCAAATGTTGGAAAATCAGCAGCCAATCCTCTTTTTTTCATAGCTCTATAGGTACTTCTAGAGAAACCATGAGTAGCTTTAAAAATTTGACCTTTAGTAGGAACTTTTGTCTTCTTCAACTTGATAACACTAGGATTATTATCAGATAATTCATCTTTAAGAGACTTGAATGTTTTTTTGCTGTTGTTTCTTCTTTGTTTCAAGTGTGAATTATCATCTAACTTATTCCTAGTATCACCTAAACCTGCATTCTTCATAACTTTGGATTTTAAATATTAAGCTCTTTTAAAACTTGAGAATCTTTGATTACCTCCTGAGCTTTTTGGTCTTCTGTACGTAGGCACACCAGAACCAATTTTACTACTACTTGTGGGATAGTATTTATTGGCTTCTAGATTAATGTTAAACATTTCAACTAGTTGTTGCACTTTGGATTTTGAATCTACTTTCTTTTCCATTTTTCTTCTGTTTTATGTTAAAAGTTAAGTCTTTTTCTTCCAAAGCATCAAATTCTACACATACAACATCATTTTCTTTACTTTTCTTTAGTTGTTCCTGAAAACCATGTATATGTTCCTTACACTCATCATATGATAAATCTGGTTCAAAACCTACATCCATTAATAAATATCTATCATATACTTGAGTTATCCTCTCCCAAGGAGGATTGATAAGTAAAAACCTACTTATGGGCTTTTTTCTACAAACTGGAGTGAAGATTATTTTCCCCGACCCCAGTTCTTGTTTTCGGATTGCAAATTCATATTTCATACTAAGATTTAAGCGAATTTGACTGAGCTTTACGCTTAATGTAATCGAGACCTTTATATATGTTATCTATCTCTTGTTCACTTAAAGGCTTACCCATACCAAATCTCCATTTAAAACTATTAGTCTTATTCTGGTTTACTTCGCTCCAACCTTTAGTACTACTAGGATATTTAGTTAATCTCTCATTCCATTCTTCTCTTGTCATAAGAGATTCAACATACATAGGTTCTCCTAAACTTGTTTTTTTGTCTTCCATTTGTCAAGCTTTTTACGAACATTATTCATAAATTCCTCAGCAGTAATATTAGGATTTTCTAGATATATTATATCTACAGCACATAATATTACATCAATGGCTTCTCCTACTATACCATCTTCACCAGGAGTTTTAGAGCTAAATCCAGCCTGAATATTAATTTCAGTAGATAATTCTCCTAACTCCTCCATAAAAGCAGCAAGAACTTCATATTTATTTCTGGGTTTTACTACTTCACTAACCTTAAATATCTCACTAATTAGGGGTATTTCTTTCATATTATAAAGTTTTGCACCAAGATTTTAACTTTCCATCTCTTTTGAACTTAATAAATGTTGTTTTCTTATATAGTCTAGAGAGTATTGTTGATACATCATTACTCTTTATACCTGTTTCCTTGGCTATTTCACCTGTTGTTTTAAAATCATAATTTAAAGCAGAGTATACTATAGCTGCTCTATTATGAAATATACTTACTGTAGCGAGTTTAGTAAGCTGAGATGAGAATCTCTCAATACCATGTTCTTTACAATACAATGATATAGCCTCACTTATTCTCTTCTCTGTCATTTGGAAACTTAATTTTAAGTTTACGAATTTCACCATAATAATTATATTCATCCCACCAAGCTAATATACTAACTTTTGGATATACAAAATTAGTTCTACTTTGCCATAAACCATTTCCAGCAACACAAGTATATTCTAATCTAGCATATTTAAATTCAGTTGCATTAATCTTATATTTAACAAGATAATTACCATTATTTGGTGGAAGAATATCATCTATCCATTTAGATTGATTTGTTGGTATTTTCCATTTTAGTGTCATAAAGATAAGTTTTAAAACCAGGAAGGGATAAACATCCCCTCCTTGAATAGTGACCGCCAT